AAGATACACTCACTTTGTATTTTTCTCATCCGGGATACTTGGAAATACCGGTCGGCTCTTGGTGTGACTTCTACGGAAAGCGTTATTCTTTGAAGAAAGATAGCAATTTCAAGAAAAACGGTGAACGTAACTATGAATATATACTTGTCCTTGAGACTGCTAAGGCTGATACAATGTTGTGGAAAGTACTCCATACCGTTGACAGAAACATTAAGTTCTCATATACGGCCAAGGCACATGAACACCTACGTCTACTCGTTGAGAACCTGAACCGCCGGGATACCGGGTGGAAAGTCGGTGGTTGTATCGAGGGAACTGAGAAAGTAATCAACTATAATCATACCTATATCCTTGATGCTCTTAATCAGCTAGCAGATACGTATGAAACAGAATGGCAGATTACCGAAGAGAACAATATAAAGACAGTTCACCTGCGTAAAGTTGAGTATAACAAGGAGAATCCTTTGAAACTGTCGTATGGTAAAGGCCATGGCTTTAAGGTCGGTGTTGGTCGCGAATCCGGGGATATTCCACCCGAAATCATCTTCGTGGAAACCTCTGATCGCAATATTGATTACTCGACATACGGAGCTAAGAATCTGTTGCTTCCAAAATCTAAGACCCTTGTTTACGAAGGACGGACGTATAAAACAGACGCGGACGGGACTTGTGTTATGCGTGCTGACAAGGAACTGACTACCGCCAAAGAAGATAGCTTGGACTGCACGGCTATTTATCCTTCCCGTGTCGGTACTGTTAGTTCTGTGATTGAAGTGAATAAGGATAAGAACTTCTTTGACTTTATAGACAAAGACATACCTGAAGATTTAAACTTCGAAGATTGCCTGATAGCAGGTGAGAATATGACAATTGTCTTCCAAACCGGTATGCTTACAGGCAAGGAGTTTGAGGTGAAGTATATCCATGAAGCGAAAGATCAGAAAGCAGCACGCCGCTTCGAAATTGTTCCGCAGGAAATTGACGGTATTACTATGCCGGAGCCGGAAGTCTGGCGACCGAAAGCTGGTGATACATACGCAGTGTTCGGAATACAATTGCCGAAGGCTTATATCTGTAATGACAGCACACAAACAGGTGCGAGCTGGGAAGCTTTCAAAGAAGCTGCAAAATACCTGTATGAACATGAAGACAAACAATTCACTTTCACCGGAACTTTGGATGGAATTTGGGCGAAAAAACGTTGGTTACAAATAGGTGGAAAGATTGTACTGGGTGGATATGTGAACTTCTCTGATACACAGTTTCATCCGAAAGGTTCTCTTATCCGTATGATCGGAATTAAACGCTATGTCAACAATCCGTATTATCCGGAGATTGAGTTGTCAAACGAGCCGGTCGGCACGTCTGTTACAAGCGAACTGGAAAAGATTGAGACGAATGAAGTAGAGGTAGACGTTAAGCATAAGGATGCCTTACAGTTTACTAAAAGACGGTTCCGCGACGCAAAGGAAACAATGTCTATGCTTGAAGATGCTTTCTTAAACTTCTCATCTTCCATAGATCCGGTAGCTGTTCACACTATGCAGTTACTCGTAGGTGATGAAAGTTTGCAGTTCCGCTTTGTCAGATCCAAAGCAGTCCCAGTACAAGTATCGCATAACATCACTTACAATATCAGCACAAAAGTTCTACACTCGCCTGCTGGTATTATCCAACACATGACGTTAGGAATAAAAACAGTGTCGTCTGAACACAAAGCGGATGAATACAAATTTTGGGATATGGTTGAATACAGTTCCCCGGCACTTATTGATCCGGCAAAGAAATATTATCTGTATGCCAAAGTTAGCAAAGAGAATCAGACCGGAACATTCCTTCTAAGCGAGACGGCTATCAAAATGGAACAGATAGCAGGATATTATCACTTACTAACCGGTATCCTAAACAGTGAGTATGAAGGTGAACGCAGCTTCGTTGAGTTGTACGGATTCACGGAAATCTTGCCGGGACGAGTAACAACAGAACGAATCATATCACCAGACGGAAAGACGTACTTCGATTTGGTAAAAGGGGAAATAGGCGGAAATATTCAAATTAAAGCCGGTTCCTCCGGATTGGAGAATCTGTCTGAATGGGAAGCTGCTCATCAGGAAATAAAGGACGCAGCTAAAGCGGCCAAGGACGCTGCTGATTCTGTCGAAGGATTGCATAACTATGTAGATGGAGCCTTCGCTGATGGCCTTATTGACGAAGCAGAGGCAAAAGCTATTGAAAAATATATCAATACTATCAACAACACTAAACAAGCTATCGAAGCAACTTACAATAAGCTCTACACGAATGTTTATTTATCCGGCCCCGCAAAAGTTGGCTTGCTTAATGCTAAGGTTAGTTTAATGGGAAGTATTGAAAGTCTGATTAATGCTATCAATACCGCAATTTCCGATGGATTCACGACAACGGAAGAAAAGAAAGACGTGGATAGTAAATTCACTTTTTTTAATTCTGCCTATGCTGATTTTAATACTGCTGTTGAAGCCGCCAATAAAGCTATACAGGATAAATTGAAGGACTATTCAGATGAAGCTTTAAGACAGGCCGTGCAAGCTTTAGAAGACGCTGCTAATGCAGCCAAGGCCGCACAAGATGCAGCCGATTCAGTAGAGGGCCTTCATGACTATGTAAACGGTGCTTTTGCCGACGGCATTATAAACGAGGCGGAAGCGAAAGCCATTGAAAAATATCTGAATACAGTCAAAAATACGAAATCTGCCGTTGAAGCTACATATAATAAACTATATGTAAACACCTATTTGGAAGGATCTGCAAAAACAGCCTTACTTAATGCCAAGGTATCTTTATCCGGTGCTATTGATAATCTTATGGCTGCAATCAATACAGCTATTGCAGACGGACAAACGACTGTAGAAGAAAAGAAAAACATCGATGATAAGTTTACTCTATTCAACTCTGCTTTCGCTAGTTTTAATACAGCTGTTGAAGAAGCAAACAAAGCTATTCACGACAAACTGAAAAGTTATTCCGATGAGTGTACAGCCGATCTGAAAGTACTCAATACTCAAATCTCCGCACAAGTGACACGGGTCGATAGCTTAACACAGAGGATAGACACAGCCGGGTGGATAACGACTTCCGACGGCAATAAGATATATGCTTCTAAAGAGCTGGAAAACGGTAATACGCTTATATCTTATATTAACCAGGCAGCCGGAGAAACTACAATTCATTCGTCTAAAATTAATTTAGAAGGAGCTGTTACCTTCACAGCACTTCATAGTAATCTGCAGACAGTAATCAATTCAAAAGTAGATCGTTCCGGTTTGGGTGGATTAGCATTCAAAGATGCTGTAGAAGCAGCACAACTTGGAAGTACTATTATCGTAGGAGGGTATCTGAATACCGATTTGATAAAGGTCCGCAGGATTGATGCTGATTCTGGATTTATTGGTGGTTTTACTCTTGAGGAGGGGCGTCTTATCTGGACACGCTCTAGTTATTTCGGAGGGACTTCGCGCAGTTTAAAACTTGGCTCTGGCAGGGCTAAGGAAGGTGTTGTAAATGTGACCTTTGATGCTGCTACAGACGGAAATTTTGGAGTAGCTGCTATTGGCGCATCTTTTGGGGGAAGTGCGGCTATATATGGTTCTTCCCATTCTGATAATCCTAAGTATCCAAGCGATTATATCTATGCGGGATTCTTCGACGGAAATGTAAGCGTACTAGGAGATGTCTCTGCAAATGGATTCTTTCCACGGAACGGGAACGGTGCTGTAATGAATGTTTTATCCGATGTATGGATTACTAATCTGGATTCTCCTGGAAAGATTTATAAGCAAAAGATACATATAGTAAAAGGTATGGTGGTAGAAATGACTAATACATAAAATAGAAATGAAAGTAAATTTAAACAGAAACTTACTAGACTTTAGAGGTCGGGAGTTTATCGAATTGGTGAATGGTAAAGAAAGTAAGAAATCCCTTCGCGATTTGGTTGCAGAGGCATTATATGCAGCTGGTTCTAACCCACGGAAGAACATGGAAACTTCCAAGAAGTTACGAGCGTACAAGATGCTGCAACAAATTATTAACAATCGTGGGGTGCTTGATATTGAAACGGAAGATGCTGCTTTATTAAAAGAAATTTGTGGAGAGTATCTAACCGCAGGGACATACGGACAGATTTATGATTTAATAGAAGGAGGAAACAAAGAATGAACATTACAGCAACAAACAGTACTGCGACAACCAAAGTTACGGGAGCTATCAGGATTAAGTACAGAATATCAACCCGTGGTACCGAAGCGGTGAAAGATATTACTGCCGAGATTGTCAAAGATGAAACGACTGTCGGCTTCTTCAATATTTCGCGAAATGGAGTAACCGGATTCTCGCTACATGAGGATCATGGGCTAACTTCTGGCGAAGTGAAACAAGTATTTCAGACAGCTATTGATGATTGTAACGAGGTATTAAAATAAAGTATTAATATTTTAGATAAAAATGATATGGATTATTTCAAAAACTTACTTATTGGATTGGTTACCGGTATAGCTGCTTATCTCAATCCTATCTCTGGGGAGATCAAAAGTCTTATTGCTGTATTTGCCCTCAATTTCATTTGTGGACTGCTTACTGCACTCCTTATCAATCATGAGAGTTTTTCTTTTAAAAAGGCTTGGAGGTGTATCGTAGAAGCAACTATTTTCTTTGCCTTGGTTAGCTGCATCTACTTTATTGGTGAACACAAAGGAAATCCGGAAGGTGCGCTACAATGCGTATCATTCATTACGTATAGCGTATTCTACTTCTACGGGGTAAATATTCTAAGGAATATCAAAGAAATTCTACCCAACTCTAGCAATGGCTACAAGGTAGTAGCTTTCTTGCACTATGTATTAAGTGTCGAGTTTATAAAGAATATCCCTTATCTAACGAACTATTTACAAAAAGGAGATACCAAATGATTGAAGTATTGGAGTTTATTTTTCAAGATTTTTGGCATTGGCTAGGATCTGTTATTATGATAGCTATCATTTGCAATATTAACTTGATTAAAGTTGCCCCAATAACAAATAAAAAGGAAAATAAGAATGAAAACTATTGATGCTATTATCATCCATTGCTCAGCCACACGTGCTGGGCAAGATTTACGAGCCAAAGATATTGACCGGATGCACCGGGCTCGGGGATTCAATCAGATCGGTTATAACTTCGTCATTGACCTTGACGGAATGGTAGAAGAGGGTAGACCTTTAACGATTGACGGAGCTCATTGCAATACGAAAGGATTTAGTGATTCATCCTATAACAGACATTCCATTGGCATCTGTTATATCGGCGGTCTGGACGCATCCGGAAAGGCGGCAGATACACGTACTCCAGTTCAAAGGACAGCACTACGTGAATTAGTCTCGAAGCTCTGTAAGGAATATCCTATAATTGAAGTACTCGGACACCGTGATACTTCGCCAGATCTAGACGGCAGCGGAGAGGTAGAGTCTAGGGAATATATCAAGGCTTGTCCCTGCTTTGATGTAAGGAGTGAATTTTCTAATTTTCTTCGTAATACAGTGATCCGGCCATGAAAACGCTAATTTATATAATCATATTCCTGATGTCGGGAATATGGTTTGCTTCCTGTAAAACGTCTCATAACATTGAGATGCAAAAGCAGATTGACTATTCAGAGGATTTCTTGTATTTGCGAAACTCAATTGAATCACTACGACTGGATGTGAATAAGCAAACGAAAGTTACTACTGACAAGTTGAGTGATCTGAAAATTGAGAATAAAACAGTTTACTTGTCGCTTCCAGATTCAACCGGGAAACAATACCCTATTAAAGAAAGTACCACTACCGCCTCCAAGCAGGAACAAGAATGGACCGAAGTTTATGAAACATTATCTATTACTTTGCAGCAATTTTTGAATCGACTTGATACTATAAGTAACAAAGTAAATGCTTTAATGAGTCAGAAAGAAACTGTTGTAGAACTATCGTGGTGGGATACACATAAAGACAAAGTGTATTGTGCTATTATTATCTTATTGATAATCTTTTTTTTACTTTATTGTATAAAAAACAAGTAATACATATAGGACTTGGTTCTTGCAGATTGGAGGATAGCAAAAAGCGAATAATATTGAATATAGAATTAATCAAAATTTTACTATATTTGCATTTAAGTAATCACCTTATTATTGACAAGAATATGAATAAAAGAAATATAATAATCGTAACAATCTCTATTGCAACAAGTATAGTATGTATTGCATTAACATTTTGGGGGAACATTAAAAATGATGGTACTATAACAACTGATGCTTTTATTGGTATTATAGCCTCGCTAATCGGAGTATGTGTAACGATTGTTGTTGGTTTCCAAATCGCTAGTTTCCTTGAGTTACGAGAGGTAAGAAAGCAGGTGGAACAAGTAGAAAAACAACGTACAGAGCTTGAAGTATACAAACAATCTGTAGCTAGTGACCTCCATGTGGCAAAAGCCGGAGTTGCAAATGCATTTGGTATTTTGTCAGTAGTAGAAAGAGGAACATTGCTTGGATTTGCAGCACGGGTAAGTTCAATTATATGTGATAATCTACATTCAACACCTGGAGACATTTTGCTTACGAGATATCAGCAATTATATTCAGAAACATCTTATTTTTTACAAACTGATGACTATATTGAAACGATATATCCCATAATTAATAATCTTAAATATATTGATATGCCCAAAGGCAAAGAGCGATATAATGAAATAATGAAGTTGCATTTCGAAATTATTTCTTTGGTAGAAAATGCAAGACAGACAGTTGATAATAAAGTAGAATAACTATAGTAGAATGGCCTATTAATATGATATTGAAATTATTGTATCATCTCTCTACAGGGAAAAGTTGCTAGATTTTGGGGTTGAGAGACAATCTACTATTTATTCCATTAAGAATGAGCCTCGACTAGGTGTAGTCGGACTTTTATTTTTTCTAAAGCAAATGTTTTACAAAAAGAATATTTATCCATATATTTGTTCAATGCATTTTTAAATAGTAAATAATGAATATCTTAGATGATTATAAAACTGTTTTAATTGTAGGAAATGGATTCGATTTAAGTCTAAAATATCCTACATCGTACTCTGATTTTATAGCAAGCAAATACTTTAAAGGTTTACTCTCAAAAGAAAACAGTTTGGCTAGTTATCTTGCTGATAGAAAGAAGTATTGTGGTAATTGGATAGATATAGAAAAAGAATTAGGTAGCTATGCTAAAGTATTGGCAGGGTATGATATACATGCAATTGCCAAAGAGGTGAGATATAATAGAAGTTTGGATGATTTGAGGAAGTCATTTAGGGATGATTTTACATCTATATGTTTTGCTTTGACTGCCTATCTAAAAGAAATAGAAAAAGTTGAGCGATTTAATGAAGGTTATGATGAGTCTCATGCATATAAACTTATAAAAGAAATTGTATATGAACGAAAATCTAGTTATGTTGTGAGTTTTAATTATACAAGCTTTATTGAGAAAGTGATTCATAATATAAGTCACAATTGTACTGATTTTTGTATTAGACATATACATAGCTCTATAAAAAATGATATTGTTTTTGGAGTACAGGATAGTATGGAATTACAGCGAGAACATGTCTTTTTATATAAATCTCACAATAAGTGTCTGGATGTAAGAGGATTACCACAAATTCTAGAGAATGCAGATAAAATTATATTTTTTGGTTATTCATTAGGAGAAACAGATCATTCCTATTTTGATGATTTTTTTTTAAATCAAACGAAAAAGGATTGCCGTAGTAAAAGTTTTGTTTTTCACCATTATGGACAAGATGCGTATGATGACATTATTTGGCAATTGAAAACACTTACAAATAACCGAACATCCTATTTAAATCAATATAATGATATACAGTTTAAAGATAGCAAGCAGTAAGATATAAAAATAGAAACATTATAGTAGAAGATAAGAAATACGAACACGACCCTATTCAGGAGTTACGAAAATTGTTATTAACTTAAATGAGTCTCTAGTATGAATAGAATTATAATTATTGGAAATGGTTTTGATTTAGCTCACAATTTAAAGACTGGATATCAGGATTTTATTAATGACTATTGGGCAACTGTTGAAGAACAGGTGTATGGTAGATACTGGCAGTGGTTAGACCAGCATTATGAAGGATCCAAACACATCCCTGAAAATTACAAAGATAATTTTGTGTGTATTGAAAAAGAATGTGGTAAAACTGAAACCAATAAAGTTTGTTTTTCATATAATGAAAATAGTCCTTTTGGTAAACTATGTACATTAATCGATGAGTATAATAACGTCCCTAATGCACTAGTGACAGTTCATTTAAAGTTTAAAAATCGATTTTTTGAACGTATATCTCGTCAATATTCCCTCATTAATTGGGTAGATATAGAAAACGAATATTATGATGCATTGAAAGAGCTACTTCAAGAAGAAAATCTCCAAAAGCAAAACGAAAGTATCCGTATTCTTAATAAAGAGTTTGATGATGTAAAAGGATTGCTAGAAGAATATCTAGCCAGGATTACTGAAAACACAGAACTAAAACAACATCAATCTATACAAGAGGCTTTTTCTAGTTTTATAGAACTTGACGAAATTGCGACATGTAAGCAAATTAAATTTGTTGATTCGATTTTTTCTAGTATGTTTCGTTTAGGAGATTTTGTTGACTTTGAGCTAGATCAAGAAACAGATGCTCAATATACTCTATGTGATACAAATGATGAGAAGCGTGTATTGTTTCTTGAAAAGAATATTAATTCTGAGTCTTTTAAAAAGAATCACTTAGTACCGTATTCATTAATATTGAATTTTAATTATACAAAAACAGCTGAAAAATTATATGTCAAAAATAATAACTGCGAAGTTATCAATATTCATGGAGAACTTAACAATGAAAACAATCCCATTATATTTGGATATGGCGATGAATTAGATGATGATTATGAAAGAATAGAGAGATTACAGAATAATGATTTTCTAGAGAATATTAAGTCTATACGATATCATAAAACAAGAAATTATAGAAGCCTTTTGGAATTTGTTGCATTAGGTCCGTATCAGGTTTTTGTAATGGGGCATTCTTGTGGAAACTCTGATCGAACATTATTAAATACTTTATTTGAGCATGATAATTGCCTATCAATTAAAGTCTTTTATCGACAATACGAAGATGGGACAGATAATTATATCGATTTGATAAAAAATATATCTCGTAATTTTAATAATAAGCCTAATATGCGTGATATAGTTGTAAACCGAGAAAGTTGCTCTCCTTTGGTGCCGTGCCGGTAAAAAAAGAGGTAGCCGAATAAGCTACTTCTTAATTATATATTGTTTTCTCCCAATCATCCAGCACAGTTACATCCCATTTTGGAAGGTCCGGATTAATATAAGTTACTGACCTGCCATACACGGAGAAACTTTTTCCGATAAATTCGCTGATAGCTTCGTTTTCTCCTTGTTGTAAACAGATATTCATAAAGACATGCATTTCATCCCAGTTGGTAGGTCCGATGAATAGAGATTCAATAAACCGACCTTTAACGGGAACATCGACAACCTGGTCTTTTATCCGGCCAACTAATGAAACAGCTTCTTCAAATGTCATTCTTGTAATTTTAGAGCAAAACGAGTGCAGAATTTGCTTAATCACATAAAAGCTATTTCAAACTGGAGAATTTTAGTATCTCAAAATGTAATTCCCGTATCCATAGTTCTATTAAGAAAAATATTTTCGTAGCTCTTCGATTGCTTGTAATGCACTTCGGACTATAACGTATTTATTTCGGCAACTTTCAGCCTGTTTTTGGAACTCTTTTTGATATTCTGATTGTTTCCCCACCTTCGTTTTAAACTCTATACAGAGAGAAGCAAAACCCTTTTTGGGAATAAGTACAATCACATCGGAAACACCGGGCTTCACTCCTTGGCGTTTAAGGTTAGCTGCTTCACGTATATGACGGCTTCCACCATTCGGAACGGCAAATATAAGTTTGTCAGGAATATTAGGGAAATATAAAGGAATCAGTTTAAAGAACTCTGTTTGTATGCGAGCTTCCTCGTTATTATGTACTTCTCTAAAGCGCGGAGGATTATGCTGATCTGCATAGCAATTATAACACATAAAGTCGGTACCGATCTTAATAACCGATACCGTTTCTCTTCCGCATAAAATGCACTTTTCTTTAGTCATTATTCAAAATAAGCTAAATTGTATTGGTCTTCTACCTACTACTGCTATCGTTCTCTCATGAATTGGGCACTGCGAAGCATAGGAACATCTCCCTGACATAGCAGAAAGATGCGCTCCATGCCATTCATCCCAATCTGTTACATTATTAGCAGAGAGGAAATTTATCAGTTTCATGCAGCAGAAGCCACGTTCTTTCTCTTGACCTCCTGTAACTTCGAATAATCCATTATTCTGTGGACGTTTCATTGAATTCTTTCTTGATTTGAACTATGCGGTAAACAAGAATCTACCGCATAGCAGATTTATTATTTATTTCTCGACGCTTCCAAAACAGGAAGGTTTGTTTCCGTTGGTATGTATATCACAGTTTTATCATTCAGATTGCTTTGTTGACGTACCCACAAATATTGGATATATGCAGGAGTAATACTTCCATTTTCAATTTTAATCGCTTCGGCAGCACCTTTGGCACGTTCGATTTCAGCTTGGGCATTCAGTTTTTCAGCTTCCAGATTAGCTTTAGCTTCTTCAATCTTTATTTTACGGTTTTGTTCTGCTTTAGCGAATTCAGCCTTTCCAGACATTTCTTGCTGCCAAACGTTATAATAAGGGAGGGTAACAAAACATCCCACAACAATTGCGACAAATACGATAGCCGCCAAAATTCCAAGTTTATTCATACTTTCTAATATTGGGTTTTATAAAGCCGCCCAAGGCTTATTAGTTTATTATTATTATATTTGCAAAAAAAATATATGTCAACAATATATCGTAATAGAACAATCCGCCCTTCAAGTAGACTTGAAACATCTGTATCTTATAAAATCAATACAGAGAAAGTCACGACAAATGATACATTGGTTATTACCATTAACCATGAAAGTGAAAATTTTAATAAAGAATTTACTTTTTCAGGAGAGAAGGTTGCAAACCGTTCCTCAATACACTTCAGATATATCAATGGAGAAATCATTTGGTCACCAGTTCAGCCTGATTAGATTCATATCTTTGCAGTTACTAGTCAATTATCAAAATTTCCCGGTATGCAATGTCTATCTCATTCGTCT